GCGCTTGTCAGCGTCCCCACAAGCCCCGCGTACAGCGCGTCCGGCTGCGTTTCCACAAAGGTCTGCCATGCGCCCCGCTCGTCGCCGTTCCACAGCTTGGCAAGGTATGCCCCCGCGATCTCGCTGATGTACTCCTCCGCGCCCTCGCCCAAAACGTCCACCAGCTTTTTTACGGCGCCGCGCCCTGTCGGGCTGCTTGCCACGCGGCTCAACACATCGTCCAGCAGGCCGGTTTTGTTCAGCCCCGGAATGCCCGCGCTGATGCGCTCCGTCGCCGCTTCCACGCCGCCCGACAGAATGCCGTACAGGAACGCCGTCTCCTCGTCGGCTCCGCCCGCCCGCGCCTGGGCCGCGGCGTTCCCGGCGGCCGAGGAAAACAGCCAGGGCATGCCCATCGTCCCGCCCGTCACCGCGTTTATGCCGATGGTTGGCAGCATTTGCCCCGCGCCCGCCGCCACGTCGCCTCCCAGCTTCCACAGGCCGGTCGCTCCGTAGCGCTCGTCGATGTCCCGCCCATACTCCGCCGCGCGGGTACTGCGCAGCCCGTCTGCCGCGCCCGAAAGCTCCGCCGCCACGGCGAGGTCTGCGGCCTGCGTGTCCTGCGCGTGTTGGGCGTATTTTCCGCCGAATATGCTTGCGAGGGCGTTTTGAATGTCCCGCTGGTTCACGCCCGTGTCTGTCACAAAGCCGTTGCGCAGCTGCGCGTCCACCTGCGCCCGGCTGTTGTCGATGGCGTTGTTGTACGCGCCTTCCACGGCTCTGTGCGCGCCGTTGGTAAATTTTTCACCCAAATACGCCAGCTTCGATTCGTCCTCGTTAAAGCCTGTTTGCGCCAGCTGGTTTTCCAACCAGTCGCCTGCCGTTTGCCCCGCCTGCTGCCCGGCAATCGCCGCCGTGTCCGCCCCGAACTGTCCGAAGCTTTGCAGCTGCAAATTCGCCCATTCGTTTGCCAACGCCGTGTTTTTCGGCTTTGCGGCGCTGCTGCGGAGCCAGCCGCCTGCCGTTTGCCCCGCCTGCTGCCCGGCAATTGCCGCCGGGTCCGCCCCGAACTGCCCGAAGCTTTGCAGCTGCAAATTCGCCCATTCGTTTGCCAACGCCGTGTCTGCGGCCTGCTTTTTGCCCGCGGACGAAGCGGCTTTGCCGCGCTGCGCCTCGATCAGCTCCACCAGATTGGACGGCTGCGCCCCGCCAAAAGCGCCGGGAGCCGTATATTTTCCCGCCGCGCCCGTTTTTTTGTTGCTTTTTTTCACACTTTTCTGCATTTGTTCCCGCCTTTCCAAGCCGCTTTCCGGCGAAGCCGCGCGGCCGTTATTATGCCTGTCCAATCAGATACGCCCGCCGCTGCTCCACGATTTTACCGTGGTTCGCACATTGCGCGTTCGTGCAGGTAAGATCCTGCTCTATGTATACTTTGGTAGCGGTGTCCGGGCTGTTGTCGCCCTCGGCCTTTGTTCGGCTGCCGGAAATGCGCATCTCCGTTTTACACAAGGGACATAGCATTTTGTTTCACCTCCTCGATTTCATCTCGGTTTCCGCTCCGCGAAAAACGGTGTTTGCCGCTCCCATGGCATATTGGTCGCGGCACCTCCTCGCATGGCTTATTGCTCGGCGGCAAGCCGCCGGCGCGTGCGGTCGCGGGTTGCACCCGCGTGGCTTCGCCACCCCGCACCTCCTCGATTTCATCTCGGTTTTCGCTCCGCAAAAACCGGTGCTTGCCGCCGTTCGGCTCCATTTCGCCTGCGGCGGAACCGCGCTGGCGTTTCTTGCCCCCAGCGGGGGCATGATACCCTCGCATCCGAAGGATGCGGGTAAATTTGAAATCAGATTTTTCGATAGAGCCACGCGCATGTCATTCTTACTGTTAAGCGTGGCGACGAAAAATCAGTCCTTATTTGCCGTTGGGGGTCCGGGGGCCTCGGAGAGAGGCGTGAAGAAAAATCATGATTTGATACGGAATTTGAAATCATGATTTTTTAGCCGAACGGAACGCCCCCGGTGTTCTTTGGTTACTTTCTTAACATTAAGAAAGTAACGCCATCGGCAGATTTCGTAATCGGCCCCGCGAAAGCGGAGGCCTTCCTCTTTTCCCACACGCGGCTTCCTGTTCCCGCCCCCGGCCCTTGCTCCCGTTCGGTCGCATTTTGCCTGCGGCGAAACCGGGCTGGCCGGTTACCGGTCCCGCCTTTTGGGTTTGCCGCGCAAAAGCGGGCGCGGCATTTCGCTGCGCGAAACCACCCTGTGCGGTTGTCCGCTTCGCGGCCATGGCTTCGCCATCCCGCACCGCTATTTTGCCGTTCCCGTCGCGGCTGCGCCGCGCCGGGGCCCCAACGGCAAAACCCTGGCGCTCTTTGGTTACTTTCTTAACATTAAGAAAGTAACGCCATCGGCAGATTCCGTAATCAGCCCCGCGAAAGCGGGGGCCCTCCGCTTTTCCCACACGCGGCTTCCGTTCCCGCCGCCCTTTCCTACGCCATCGCCGGGCCCATCCCCGGGAAGATCCCCGCGCCGCCCTTCACGGGCATTCCCGTGCCGGGCAAACCGCCCGGCACGCCACCGCCCACAAGCTCCATGCCAGGCAGCGCCCCCTCCGGGGAAAACGCGCCCGCCGCCCCACCGGGGCCGATGTTTTGGCCTGCCCCGCTTTCGCTTTGCTCCGGCGCGGCCCCCCGGCGCCTGTCCAGAATGGCCCGGAACTTGTCCTTCGGCACGCCGGAATTGTCGTCCAGCGCCTCCACGTATTCCTCAAATGTGATATGCTGCTGCGCCAGCGCGTTTTCCAGCGAAAGCTCGCGGGAAAGCACGCTGTACGGGTCAATCGGCGAAATGTCGATTTTTATGTCGATGTCCAGCGCCTCCAGCTCCGCATGCGGCAGCAGCGTGCCGTCCGCCAGCCGCAGCCCCCGCACCGAATACGCCACCCACAGCTTGTACCAGATCATCGCCAGGTCCTCCACAAACTGCTTGTAGGCCGCGCTCTGCTCGTTCAGGCTGATGGCGCTCTGGTCGCGGGCCGCCTTGATGGCCTCGCCGCTGGCCTTCGTGGGGTCCACCTGTCCGGTCGCGGCCTCGCCCGCGCCCTCCAGCTCCCGGCTGGTGCCCACAAGCTCGGCCTGTAAATTCGCCGCGTCGCCGCTGATGGGCGCGGGGCTCAGGTACTGCACAAAGCTGCCCACCGGGTTCGCGTTCAGGTTTTTCACGCCGATGCTCGCCCCCACAACGCCCAGCTTCTCCGGCGCCAGCAGCTTGTCCTGGTCGTACACCACCGTGGGGAAGCTGTACCGCTTCACGCAGATGGCCCGCCGCGCCAGCGTGCGGTTCACCTCGATCTGGTTCGGAATCAGCCGCTCCACAACGCCCACGCCCCGGGCGCTGCCCATTTTTTCTTCCCAGCGCATGCCGCACACCGGGTAAACGTCCAGGCCGCGGATGGTTTGCATGGGCTGGTACACAACGGCCTGTGTGGAGCGGCAGAACGCAACGCCGCCGTCCGTCTTGCGCATGAACAGAAGGCTCGTGCATTTGCCGCTGTCCGTCTGCACCTCGTCCGCGCCCGTCACGCCAAGCTGGGTTTCGTCCGCCTCGTCGGATACGATCCGGCGTATCTCCGCCTCGGGCAGCCCGTTGTCTTTGGCCTGCCTGCGTACGTTTTCCACCGGTACGCGCTCGGCGATGATGATCCATTCCTGTTCCTCCAGGTTCGGCTCCTGCTCGTCGGCCAAATACAGCGCCGTTTTGTCGATCAGCCGCATTTTCAGCCGCGGGGTCATGTCCGTGACAACGCTCTCGCTGGGCGTGCGCTCGTCGAAGCAGTACAGATAATGGTCGCCGGTAATGCACGCGTTTTTCACAACGGCCCATTTCTTGCTGTCCAGCTTGCCCTTTTCCCACTGCGCCGCCGCAAACGCCGTCAGCGCTTCGCAGATCTCCGCCTTTTTCGGGTCGTTGTCCATCGGAGAAAACAGGATCGCGGTGTCGTTCATCGCCACCATCACGATTTTGTAGCGGCAGATGGGCTTGATAAAGTTCAGCATGGGAAGCTCTTCGTCGCCGGCCTGCAGCCCGTGCCATTGGTCGCCCTCGTAAAAGCGGTGGCACTTTTCCGCCTGCGTGTACATGTTCGTCCGGTTGTGATGGTCCTTGCCCGCCTGATACCTGCGCCAGATATCCGTACATTCCTTTTCCCGCATCATTC